GGTGGTAGGAGAAAACCATCAATGGCCAAAAAGAAAAATAAAAAGTCTGGTGGAAGAAGAAAATAGGAAAAAAGACATAGTCAAGTGGATATCTAATGTCATTGGAAAGAAGCATAAAGCGTCTGGAATCGCACCTTGTCCGTTTGCAAGCAAAGTTATTAAGGACAAGACTTACGAGATCATTCAAGCAAAAGTTGACCTGGTTAAACAGGTTACTCATCTTTGTGATATCATTGATATTTTTAAACTTGATATTATTATTGTGTATTGCAGCAATGCGATAACAGAGAACAAACTGAAAAAAATCTGCAATTCAATACAGAAAGATAAACCACACGCCGCTATCATGTATGACCACCCGGACAATGACGGTTTGGTGGCCGGCATGCAATTCAGTTACCAGAAATGTCCGCTCATAATGATACAACCAATGGACAAGTTAAAGGCGGCACAAAAGACTCTACGTGAAAAAACAGATTGGTACCAAAAAGTTGGTAACGAAGACATGTTCGTATAAATAAGTTTATCCAACTAACTAAATGGAGGGCTTCAGATGGAAGATAAAAACATCGCAGTCCAAACCGATGAGGGTACTGAAACCAAACCGGCGGACTCAAAACAAACTGTCAGCAATGACAATCAAGATCAGGCGGAGAAATCAACTCCTAAAACCTTTACATTAGACGAATTCAATAATGCAATGGCTTCGGTCAGAACCAAGACGGAAGAGAAAGTGTTAAAACAATTCCAAGATGTGGATGTAGAACGATACCGTGAATTGACTGCACAAGAGGAAAAAAGAAAACTCGAAGAGCAGAAGAAACGTGGTGAGTTTGAAAAGATCTTGAAAGACACTGCTGAAAAGAAAGACTCAGAGATCAATCAACTCAGGAACCAACTCAATTCAGTCAAAGTAGACGGTGCGATTCTTAACGCGGCAAGCAAGTACAGGGCAGTTTCGCCTGAACAAGTGGCCAAGTTAGTGAAGGACAACGTCAAATTGAATGATGCGGGTGAAGTTGAAGTTTGGGGTGACAATAACGCTCCCAAATACAACGACAAAGGCGAGTTGTTAAGTGTGGATGAATACATAAAAGGCTTCTTGGAGTCTAATCCTCATTTTTCACAAGCCGGACCAAGCGGTTCTGGGGCGAAATCAAACACACAACCAGACGGTATTAAGGACGTTGATATCTCAAACTTGGATATGAATAATCCAAGTCATAGGAAGATATACAAGGAAATGCAGATGAGAAATTCAGCAAAACCTCGTATGTTTTAAACAACAACTATAAGGAGATAGCAAAATGGCTATTAATAAAACAGGTACACACGGTGCTCTTTTAACAAATGTTTTGAGAGAAGCTGTGTTTCAGGCTAGCGAGAGATCAATCGCTGGTAACCTAGTTAAAGTGTTTGACATGACTGGAACTCCAGGTCTAACTTCTCAGGTACCGGTCTATCCGGAAGTATCTGCGACTGGTTTGACTGAAGGAACAGACATCACAGCACAAACTAGTGTAAACCCATCAACTGTTAACATCACTGCATCAGAAATTGGTGTTAGAGCAGACTTAACTGACCTTTTAAGAGAATCTTCTGGAAGAGACGTTGCTGCGGATGTTGGCCGAATACTTGGGAATGCAATCGGCGAGAAAGTGGACACTGATGTGTTTGCTCAGTTCGACGACTTAACAACTAACGTTATCGGTACAGGTGGAACAGACCTTACTCCAGACTTACTGTTACAGGCAATTTACAAGCTAAGAGCTAGTAACGCGCCAACAGATGCGGATGGAGATTACTACGGTGTTTTCGCACCGGCTGCAATCCATAACGTTGCTAAAGTGTTAACACAAGCTGGTTACGCGTCAGGTGGTTCAACTGCTTTATCTGATGCAGGTAACTCAATCTTGTCTTCAAGCGCATACATGGGAAGAATATATAACTGTAAGCTATTCATGACGACTACTGTTGCAGTAGACTCAGCGAATGACGCTGTAGGCGGTATATTCTCACCTGAAGCATTTGGACACGTTATCAAAAGACCAATCGTTGTAAGGGAACAATATGATGCATCTTTAAGAAGCACTGAATATGTTGCAACTACAGCAAGAGGTAATGAGATACTTGTTGACAAGTATGCTTGTAAGATCAAATCAGAGGCAGTAGTAGACTAATAGTCTACTGACCCCTCTCAGTAATAATATGGGGGATTGATTCCCCCATATTAGATAAATATTTTCAAGTCAGAAGGACTGACAAGCCAACAGGAGGACAGCGTGGCCAACTATAGCACAGATACAGATCTGTTAGAATACGAACCAGAGATCCTAACATATGGGATCCAGGATTTTTCAGATCTACACACAAAGACAACACAAGACATCCAAAGACACTTAAGAATTCATTGGTGGCCTAGGGCTACTTTCAATCGTTATGACGTTTCAGCGGGGACATACTCTGAGATGGATCATAACCTTTTGACGGATTCACAATTAAAACGTGCGGCGGTGTATCATGTACTTGGTTATTACATATATCCAAGACTCTCAACTTTCAGTCCAGAGGGCGATGTATTCAGGGAAAAGATGCAATACTATCGTGAAGAATTCAACACGGAAATAACAAACGTAATGGAAGATGGAGTAGAGTACGATTTTGATAGCAGCGGCACTGTGAGCACAGGTGAGAAACAGCCAACGCACTTCAATCGTCTCGTTAGATAGAGATGAGCGCCAGGGAAGCGATTACAGTAGACATAGTTGAACAGTTACAGAACATGTCAGACCCGTCACCGGGTTTGGTCACACGTGAGTATTTTGATTTTGAGAAATTGGCGATAACACAATATCCTGCCATATTGGTCTTTGGTTCAAACGAGGACAGGACCAACATAACTTTCCAAGAAAGACAGGGAACGTTGAACATACAACTAAGATGTTTCCTTCGTGGTAATAACATAGATCAGAACCGTAACAACCTAATAGAACAGATAGAACAGACGCTTGAGACGCAGAGCAACAGGGACGTCACCGTCAACAAGGACGCAACTCATTATGTTGTGACCAGGATATCTAACATTGAGGTCATAGAGAGACAACCACCATTGGCTGAAATGGTCATAGCTTTAGATGTTGAATACGTATACAAGAGGGGGAATGCATAATGGCGATACAGATGTATGACAAACAAGGAAATTCAAAGATCGTCCAGAACCAAGATGTTCAGACGATGTTGAAATCAGGTTGGTCTTTTAACGAACCTGCTGTCAAGACGACAGAAAAAAAGACTAAATTAACAACCAGACCAAAAGCAAAAATGCGAATTACAAAAGCAGAAGCCGAGGTCATCAAACCCTTTAAGGAGGACGAATAATGGCAACAAACTCAGCCGTTTATAACGGAATCAATGGCGTTGCGAAGTTTGATGTTGGTGGCTCTGCTACTACTCTAGCTTCAATCACGTCGTTCAGTCTATCACAAACAGGTGATACAATTGAAACAACATCTATGACTGAAAGTGCAAGAACATATCTACCAGGCTTAACAACGGCGACTGGTACGATGGACTTGTTTTTCAGAGATGATGACAGTGCACAACAAGCGCTATTCACTGGACCTGGTTCAGCGGCAGCAACTGTTGAGTTATACCCGTCAGGTGAAACAACTGGTATCAAATTAAATGCTGAAGTGATCATCACTTCACATGAGATCACAGTTGCGAATGATGCAGCGGTAACAGCTTCAGTATCATTCCAAGTGACTGGTGCAGTAACTAAGACTAATCTTTAATGAGTAAAGTCAGCTTCAACTCCCAGAAAGCCATTAACATGGTTGACAAGATTGTCGATGGTGTTACTGAGGCGTTGGCTGACATGCTTTTCAAAGATATAAAGAGGAGATCACCCGTGAGGAGTGGTCTTTTCAAGAGGAGCTGGATCAAACTAGGTAAGGGGCGGAAATTTCGGATTGTCAACCCCCAACCTTATGGTCCAGCCCTTGAAGCGGGTAGATCACCAAAAGCCAGGGAGGGTGTGATCGGACCTGCTGTTAAAAACATAAAACAAATAAGGAGATAAAGATGGGTATCATGGACAAGATATCAAAACACTACCAATCAAGCATTAGTGGTGATTTGTTAAAACTTC